GGCGGTTAAACGCTCTGTGCCACCAGCCGCTTTAGCAACATCATCGGCATATTGCACCGCTGAAACACCTGCAATGTCAGACAAGCCCGTTAAGCTAATATTAATTGAATCAAACGCAGTCGTTGCAACATTAAGCTGATAAATAACACGGGTTAATGTTTCGGTTAACTCTTCACCGCCAACGGCCATACCATCAATAACACCACCAAAAACCCCTTGTATCATTTCGTTTGCAGTGGCTTGTGTCCACGCTTGAATGGCTTGGGTTGCCTCTTCATCTGTCATGTCTTCAAGACTAATTCGAGTCGCAGATTGAAAGTTTTCTAAATACTCAGCGACGGTTTCTGTGCTACTAAAATCAAATTCTTCAACTGAGGTACCTAAACTGGATAAAGTGGCTAAATACTGCTGCATACTGGCATTTATTGACTTGCCATACATACCAAAAGAAATACCTAATTCGTTATTAAATGAACCAAACGACTTGTCTACTTCGGTAATATTTAGGGTGGCTGCCGCACTGGTAATCAGGTTTTCAACACCATTAAAATAGCTATTCATGCCATTAACAACATCACTGTCTAAATCTGTGTATTCAGTTTTACGCTTACTGCCGCGAAATAATGAACGTTTTTTCTTTTTGTTTTCATAATTTTGGCCACTAAAGTGACTATCATCGTACTCTAAATCAACGCCATAATCAGTGGTTTTGTAGCTAGTACCGAACAAACCGCCGCCCGTTAAACTGTCGGCTAAAGAAGCAATACCAGCAACCATACCAATAACAGGTAAAGCAGCACCAATACCAGCCATTAAGCCTCCACCACTAAACATAGCGCCAGCATTACCCATAGCTGCGCCCATACCGCCAAACAAACCTTGAGTGCCTAATATAGCGCCAGTAGATGTCATGCCAGCACCCATCAATCCCACTGAGCCACTCATGCCTAACATTGAGCCAACGGTTGAAATACCTGTGCCTAATCCCATGATAGAGCCGCCAACACCAGCCCCAATCATATTCATAAGCCCTGAGCCTGCGCCCATTAATCCACCGCCACCAGAAAGACCTGTAATAGCAGAGCCAGCACCCATATTTGGTATCATTGAACCAATGCTTTGTTGAATATTTAGCATAATGGGTTTGGTGAGGGCCAAATGCAGCATTTCAGCAAGCATTCGCTTAAAACCCTCTAAAATTCCTGCGAAAATATCGGTTGATTTACCTTCTAATAAATCAAGCCAACCATCTGCAATCGCCTCATCAACACGCTCAACCGCTTTTTCCCACGACTTTGCATAAGCGCTGACACTTTCTTTGCTTTTATCTGTTTTAGCTACTTGTTCAGTAAATTTTTCATTTAAAGCGTGAGTCGCAACTTTGTAGTCAGCGGCACTTAGTGTGCCGAGTTTTAAAGCATTATTTAAAGTGTTTTGATTGACGTTTAAATCGCGTGTTAAGGCGCGAGTTGGATCTAACTCATCTTGTAGTTTGTTTAATGCTGTTTTATTTTCGGTTAGCTTTACTTTATTTTCATCAATAGCGACCGTATTTTCTTTGACTACAACGGTATTCTTTTTGGTTTCTTCTTTGCTCGACTCTTGTGCATATTCATGATTAATTAACGAAACAATGGTGTCATCAATAGTATCAATAGCCGTTTCACGTTCATCATTCAGGCTTTTCATCGTTTCTTCAAAATCACTACCCGTGTCAATACTCGCTTTTACTTCTTGCTCCCATTTATTGAACTGTTCAGCATATTCATTCATACCTAGCATTTTTGCGCCACTGGAAATAAACCCTAATAAGTCAGCAAAGTTTGTATAGATAAAATTAATCGTTTTAGTCCAGGCGAAATCAATGGCCTTGGTGGCAACCTTAAAGCCATAAGAAAGATTAACAAACCCTGTTTCCATCGCACCAACAAAAGCAAGACCTGCAACACGCGCTTCAACAAATTCATCATTAATATAGCTGCCAATTTCCCAGCCTACATATAGAGCCATCAAAGCGGCTTGACTTTTCGCCATAAGCCCCGTTGATACCGCAGCTGCTTTTGCGGCAACACCATAGGCTAATACCTTAGTTTTCATGGTGGTAAATAATATAGGGGCATAACGAATGGCGGCACCCGCGGCAAAGAACATGGCAAAGGTTTCAACGTTGTCGATAACTTCGGGTAAATTATTAATTAACCACTCAAGACCATCAGCTAAATAGTCCATTGCTTTACCAGCTGCGCCCGTAGCTCCAGCATCGCCAATTTTCATGTACAGTTGTTGCATACCAATGCCAAGATTACTTGCTTTTGCACCAAGAGTTGTCATTTGGTCGGTCATGGCTCCAGCAAACTTAGTATCACCAATATCAAGTAAATAGTTTTGAATTTCTTTGCTGTTCTTTTTAACGGTGGTGGTTACGCCTTGAAAGGTAAAGCTAACTTTATCTTTTTGTTGGCTAGCTTGAATGCCAAACTCTTTTAAGCGTTCAAATTCAAATACTGACGCATCGGCTACGGCTTCCACCATTTGCATCATGTCTTTACCCATAGCACTGGCGGTATTGCCGTAGCTCATCATCGCTTTTTCGGATGGGTTTAAACCTAAGTGCGTTAATTTAGCGAAAGCGTCAACACTTTGATCAATGGTAAAAGGGGTTTTTTTAGCAAAACCAATTAAGCGATCAAGTTCAGCACCTGCAGAAGTAAAATCACCGGTAATGGTTTTTAGTTGCGCCTGAAGTTTTTGGGTATTACTAATTGAATCAAACATACCTTTGGCAAGAACGCCAAAGCCTAGGGTAGCCATAATGCCTTTTAACGAGCCTATCGCCTTGGTGGTCCCGTCGGTTTTTTTCGTTAGTTTTTCGGTATTTTTACCTGCATTATCCGCATTGCCGCCAAAGTTTTTAAGCTCGGCACCGCCAACTTTAAGGCCAGATACTAGCCCTTTATTGTCGCTGTTTAGTACTACGCTTAATACTAGCTTGTCGCTCATTGCTGTTGCTCTGCCTTAATGCTGTTTATTTCACTGAGCGCATGACGCTCCATAGTGGTAATGTCAAAAAATAAACTGTCTTGTTGCTCTTCATCCAATATTTTGGCATTAGGATGACGTTTTATTACTGACTCAATGCTTGCCCACTTTAGGTTTTGCATTGAATTATCCATGGGGTTTCTATCCCACTGGGTTTGCAGTAGCAAAAAAAGTGTTACTGACAAATGGTTTTCTGGCCACACGTCAAACTGGGTCATGTCAGCCTCTAGTTGAGCAAGTACTTTATCAATGAGCGCTTGCGGTGCTTTAAAGCGCTGCATTCGCTGTACTTGCTTATCTATTTTGGCTTTGCGCTCATCAAGTGATTCTTGATAAATAGAGCGCGCCCAGTAACGTGCTGCCTCAATTAGTTTTTTGCGCGTCCACCTGATAGTGCATGCTGTAATGACTCCCACATTGATGCGCTAACCACTGGGGTTTTAATTAGTTGCTGCTTTATTTCTGGTGTAAATTCTATTTCCTTGGCGTTACTTTCATCAGCTTGCATACCACGAGCATTAACCACCCATTTATCTAGGCATTCAACCATCGTGTGTTCAGTAGCAAACGTTTTAAATTCATCCTTTTCAGGTAAAATAAATTGCACTTCAAATTTTTGAGTGACTAAACCACTGGCTGCAGGCATGGTTACTTCAACTTTTTGCCACGATTTCTTTTGTAATAATTGGGATAACACTAAAGCCATGAGACTTCCTTAAAACTTAAAATATGTTGGGTTAATTAACGGGTTTCTGTGGTAATGTCAGCATTAGCAGTTAACGGTACAATATTGGCGCTAATATCTAAGAACAAACGACCTTTTTCTTTTACTCGCTTAACGTCGGTAATTTGTGCATTTGAGATCGATTGCACTAAAATACTGCCTTTGTCGGTTATATCGACACCACGTTGAAAATTAAACGCACCTTGTGCGCCCTGGCGTAATTTCTCCCAAAAGTTAAAAACCGACGGTTTAGGCTCAGGAATGCGAATTGAGAGACTGCCTTCGCGACCTTCCCAGTCAATTTCTTCTTGGCCTGAAATATTTAAGTAATAGAACTTTTGTCCAGGAATAATGCGCAAGGTGGCATGTCCAACATCTTGACCTAAGAAATCACATACCGATACCGTGGCTGCATTGGTGGCTAACATGGTTTCTAGTCCTGACCAATCAATAGCAGGAACACTCGCTTCAGTTACAGGTACTGCAAGCCCTAAAAAGGTAAACTCTGCGGTATCTAAACCACCGACATCATGAACATATTCAACCATCCCGCGCACCCCCGTTAACTTGTGGAGTACTTCACCAATGTAATAATAAATATCGCCATGTTCAAAATCAGTATCTATTAGAGTGTACTGCACGTTAGTAATTGCCGTTATAGCTTGAAATTGTCCGCATAAACGCAGGGCCACGCCATAAGGCGTAGGAGCATCTACATTAGCGTTACCCGAACCACGCATTAGTACTTTAAATTTAATGCCTTGGTGCTCACTGGTGATTTGGCTGATATTACCACCCGCAAAGCCGCGCGCCTCTTTTATGTCGGTTTTTTCAAATTCAGGGTTATAGTCAACATCAAATACAGGTAAAGCATGCACATTGGTTAATGCTTGCCCAGAACCATAAGCGCCACTGTTAATACCAATTAAAACCGTTTCGTTTAAATCACGCATGCTTATTTTTCCTTAGCTTGAGTGTTAGTTGCTTTTACTTGCTTAGCTGCCGATTTTTCTTGAGCTAATTGTTTTTTCTTTAAATCAGTCTTTAATTCAATAAATACTTGCTCAGTTATTTCATTACCATCTAAATCACGATAGCTTGAGCCGCCTTTGTTTATGCCGTTATATTGAATTAATGGTGTGCCTAATTGTTGTTTCATTATTGCCTCTCTATCAATGCTTATTCGTTTTGTAATGGCGAATATAAGTAATATGTCACGGTAAATTGTTCCATCCACCAAATGCCGTTTTTGGCGACTTCAACTAAATTGCTGCTTTTAAATTTAAAAGCGCTGTCTGCATCTGATGGCATCCAACCGAGCAAGGTGCTTTTAAGTAATTCACGACTTTGCTGTAACAGTGCATTACCTTTTATGCCTGTGCGATCATTACGACTATGAATGCCCATCACTACGCCAACAGTACATTCAATGGTTTGGCTATTGCCACTACTATCACTAGTACTGTTGATTGGCCGTTCACTAACCAAACCTACATAAGCAATGTTATCTTTGGGAATGGTTTTGCCTTTTAGATAGCTAAAATCAAATAACGACTCTACCGAGCCAAAAATCTCATCTTTATTGTCTAGCCGTAACTCAACTAAACTAGCAACATCAAGGCTTGCAACAGGCATTAAATAAACTCACTGGCATTGCTACGAGAAAATACTGATCCTGCGCTTTCTACTGTGGCAAAATCATTACTTTGAGCCGTACTGCCACTATCGGTTAAGCCAAGCGATATAATGCCTTTACTGATATTAACCAAAGATTTAATGGCTGCGTCATAACGTTTTACTACAAGTTCTGTGGCTTGTTCATCGTGCAGTAAATAACGTGTTATATTGCAAGCAAGTGGCTTAAGTACTTGTGGTTGCTCAACCAAAGGCAACTTATAACGAGTACTTAAATAGCCATCCATTTCGGCGCAAGCATCTTTTATTGCTTGTGCTAACACATCTTCATCAACTACACCTAAGTTATCGTGGTCAGTTATGTCGATGATCTCCTGTTCACCAAAACGGTCTATTAAATCTTGCTTAGTACAGTAAGGCATAGTGATTAACCTTTATTGCCATCAGGAACGTGATTAATAATGTTGGTCTCATACCAAACCCATGTTTCATCGCGTTGGGCAGCAGAAGGTTTTACCCTTTTGCTTATATTATCTTCATCAATAAACTCACAAGCTAATGCATCACATAAAGGTGCTTTAGTTAATGGTGTTTCTTGGTGTAATAAGTGTAAAGCAATAACAAAGTGCATTAACTCAGGTGGTGCGCCATCAAAAAGTGCATCATCCAAATGGATTTCATCTTTTGAATTTAGAGACTTGTCCAAGCCATCAGTGTCCACGAACCCTTGCGTTGAACTATTCGTATTTGTTTCAATCGGCTCAGCTGATTGCACCAATAAGTTACTATCTTGTTCAATTTTCGTGAGTTGTGCCTCATCAACTTCAACGGTGTTTTCACCTTTATCAAACGCAATACCTGCACGGCGATAGCCCGTGTGCATTGCACTAATAATGACAGCGGCAATAAGAGATAATTTAGTTTTAACCATTTCATGTTTACTCCAACGATAAAATAGAGCGCCCAGAGCCAAGGCTCTAGGCGCTAAGGGTTATAAGTAGTCGGCTACCAATATTTCTAATCGACCTTTTAACTCGTTTGAGCTATTAGCATCTAACTCGCGTTCCATTAGTCGCGTGGCTAATTTCTCCAAACTTGGCGGTACTACTAATAACGTTGGTTTAATCGCTAACTTACGGCCACCATCAGCGGTAAATGCACGCATTTTAGCGATGGTGTCCCATAAGTTATCCGCATTAAGTTCACGTTTATTAGCAAAAGCCATTTGCCAAAAACCAAAACCTGCAGCATCACGACAATCAACGCCATAACGAAACTGCTTGCTCATAAATACCG